TATTGCCACCACCGTTACCAAACGATTTGTGTACCTTTTGTGAAGCGTTCGTCACAGCTTCAATGCTAATGCCTGTGAGGATATATGCTTCACTTCTTTCGGCAATCTTACTTCTATCTGACAATTCATATAGCGAGAATATATGATTCTTCCACTCAAGGTCATCACTATTTGATCTATATGAAATGCACAATAGTTCTAGCCCGCCAAACCCGCCTTGCACGTTAGAGTCTGGATCACCCTTGAGCGTATTGATAAGACCGACTGAATCGTTGATAACAATTTCACAAGTCATATAATGCTCAAACAGATTCTGAAAGATGCTGAAGTCTAATACTAGATCTTCAATCTCAATTACCTGCCCTGATGATGATACAAGTGTGAATGACCTGACATCAACGTCTCCAGGTTTATTGTATCCTACTGCACTATCGCCTGTCATTGCCATTATTAGATGCCATTCCTGAGTACATTTTCAACTTCATCACGTACAGTTGGTAAGTATTTAACATCCAACAATTCGATGTCGCGCCTTTTTTCATTCAACTCTACTTCGTAATCATACTTTGTCACGCCAGCTACATTATATTTGTATGCACTGTCGGTTGCGTTGAATGTTGTCAGGTCAACGACCAATACCCTTTCTTCGATTATAGTGCCGTCAATAAGAGTTCGTTTTTTGGCTGGTGTGTCGACACCATTCGCATCTCTATGTCTGCAGAATATCCTATACTCATGGATAGTGCTCTGAGCTGTAGCAACAGAACCATACTTTCCTGCGACGAAATTCTCGAAGTTATCTCCGAATAATGGGAAGTCGCGCAACACGTCATTCATATCATTAAAGTGCATAACCAACCAAGAATAATTGGCGCTGCCATAATACTTCTCGGCTATTGTGTCTGGGCGGTCACCCTCTTGAATTTGATAATCATAAAAGACCAGTGCTCTATCTTTTAGACTTGAATCTACTTTAAATCTGCGCAAGATGTTTGTTAGCTTAACCGTTCGGTTTTCGTTTGTAATATCATGCGGTGTTGTTGGGAAATATGAAAAGTATTTTGACATTAGCTGCTTTCTCCTCCAACTGAGAACCCTGTTTGATTCGGATTGTCCATATCAGATTTAGTGATGATTTTCATTTCTTGGAATTGTAATGTTATCTCAACAGAAACAGGAGCGCCAGTATCTTCGAAGAACAAAGGGACTCCTTGCGAATTATAACTGATGTTTAAGTTCTTGAGAACACAATCGCCAATAGAATATAAGTTACTTGAAATGCTATCAGCAAAGTTGATCACAAACTCATCGGGATAACTGAATGCGAGATTGCCCGCAAAGAAGTCTGGGTGCATATGGTATTTAAAGGTGTTGATTATCTTTTTAATCTGCTCAGACTCTTGCATGTTTCGGGCAATAAATTTATACGCAAACTCATGCTCTCTGAATCCAACACCCTTGAACATGACAGCCATATGTGGATTGATAGCAAGACCTTCATTCTTACCGATACCTGCCGCGACACCACCTGCTGTAGCACCACCCGCAAGCAACGCACCAAGACCACCACCGACCGAACCTGCCACCGCTGTTGTTGCCGCAGCCGCACCAGCAGATAACAATTCTTCACGACCACTACCTGTGCCAGCAATAGCGCCCTTTATCTTTGAGCTAATTAGATTGCCGATATCGCCGCCAGCGCCAGCAAAATCAACCTGCCCAGCAGCTGCGCCCCCAAATACACCAAGCTCAGCATTCTCATAGTCTGCGCCATATGATACATTCAGGTTTGATGGTATAGGGAGAATAATGTTTCTTGTCACTCGCTTAATTGGCGCGACTTCTCTATTCTTACGATTCGTCTCGATAACACTGAAGATCATATAGTGATCATTATCAAGTGTTGACGGGAATTGTAATTGGTCTTGTATCTTTGGATTATCAAATAGGTTTGCTAAAGGACTCTTTACAAGATTGCCTCTTTTCTTTTTCTCAAGCAACTCATTAAAGTTTGCGTTTACCGAGATCCCATTCTTACCAATAGAAACACCAAAAGCGCCTTGTCCAGCAGCGCCCGCTATGCTCTCCAACTTTCCTGTAGCAGAAGCAACTACGGACTTGCCTGCTGATGTCAATTGTTTAAGACTTATTTTTGGCATTTAACTTACCTTTATAAATATGCGTGTTGTATTACAATATACTCTATTTATAAGGAAAGGTGTGAGCAAATTCTACAGCGGTAAATATCAATGTAAGTTTCCTGAGAAATATAAGGGAGACTCTTCCAGCATCACATACAGGTCGAGCTGGGAGTTAAATTGTATGTCATACTTTGACAAGAACCCTGACATAATATGGTGGGCATCTGAGCCGTTCCCCATTGGCTATCGTTCACCTATTGACGGAAAGAAACACCGTTACTTTGTAGACTTCTTAATTAAAACAAGTAACAAAGAAGTGATAATGATTGAAGTGAAGCCATACGGACAGACGCACGCCCCCAAAGCACAGAAGAGATTGACAAAAAAGTATTTGAATGAAGTTAAAACATGGGGTGTGAATCAAGCTAAATGGGAAGCTGCTGTAGAGTATTGTAAGGACAGAAATTGGAAGTTTCAGATACTTACCGAGAAAGAATTGTTCAAGAAGTCTCCTAAATAGTATCAACAAGAGGATAAGACCATCGCTTCAGTATTCGACGACATGTTACTTAAAGGTGTGCGACAGGGACAGATCCCAGCTCGTACCCAAGCTGCCAGAGATTGGTACAGAGACAAGGCACGCAAGCAAAGAAGTGCTTCTGCGTATCCATCAAACATACTCTCTGATATGGATAAATCGAAACGTGTTCTGATTGGACGTATGTATCATTTTAGATACGATCCAAAGGGAGCAAAGACACTGCCATACTACGATAAGTTTCCGCTTATTTTTATGGTTGGTCCAGCAGCTGGTGGGTTCTATGGAATTAATTTACATTATCTTCCACCTCAGCTTCGTGCTAAATTGATGGATTCATTATATAGTATAACAAATAATACTAAGTATGATGCGTCAACGAAGCTGAAAATCTCTTACGATGTACTAAATAGTGCTTCTAAGTATAAGTATTTTAAACCGACTTTTAAACATTATCTTTCGAGTCAGGTGAAGTCGGAGTTCATAGAGATAAATTCCACTGAGTGGGACACAGCTTTATTCTTACCGACCGAAAGATTCGAGAAAGCAAGAAAGTCAAAAGTGTTTGCGGACAGCAGAAGGATGTTAAAGTAATGCCATTTAGTGTAAATGACATAGTTTCAAGTATCAACATTGGTGGTATAGCAAAGGGATCACACTTTGATATTTTTATACATGGTGCTGGCGATGGCGAGACTGAGCGAGACATGCAGTATCGCGCAGACGCGACTGAACTTCCAGGACGTGGAATATCGACTGTGGAGCATTCGTTCAACAACTATGGTCCAATCAATAAAGTTGCTTATGGTCAAACGTATGGTGACATCTCAGTATCTTTCTTATTGAGTGAGGATATCCGTGAGAAAGAATACTTTGAGATTTGGCAAGACCAGATGGTCAACACTGGTGCGTTTAATCCAAGCGGCAACGCTCGCACACGAGCGGTCAATAATTCATTCAATGTCAGATACTTCGACAACTACGCAAGAACTATAGTGATCAGACAATATGGTTCTACTGGTGAATTGCGGTCTATCCATACATTGAACGAAGCATATCCAATTGTAATAAATCCTATTGCTATGGCATGGGGCGAAGAAGCACCATTGAGAATGAATGTTACGTTTGCGTACAAGAACTACACATGTGTGTTCAATAAGCAAAACCAATCATCCAAAGGTATTGGTGGCAGCTTTAAGATTGATAGAGACGGTATTTCTGGGAGCATAAGTATTCCAGGATTCGGTAACATATCAGGTGCATTTGAAAAAGGAAGGTCTGCCATTAGTGCTAGTGTCGGCAGTGCGAAGAACAAAATTGCAGTGATAAGAAGTTTATTTTAAATAATTAATATAATATAGTCGGAGAACATAATGAGTTTACCCCAGTTAACAGCTCCAGAATTTGTTACGAAAGTACCATCTACTGGTAAAGAAATTAAATATAGACCATTTTTGGTGAGGGAAGAAAAGATTCTTCTTATGGCACTTGAAGGTGGTGATGAGAAAGAGATAGGGAATGCGATCACTAATATCCTATCATCGTGTATCATCAGTAAGATCGATATAGATAGCCTTGCGACATTTGATGTAGAATATCTATTTCTGAAGCTCAGATCAAAGTCTGTGGGTGAAGTTATTGAATTGAAACTTGCCCATAGCGACAAAGAATCTGTATGTAAGCACCGCACAGACGTAGTAATAAACATTGATGAAATTAATGTGGGCGGTGACATTAGTGACGGAAAGATTGACTTGAACGGTGAGCTTGGAATCAAGTTGCGATATGCTGGCATGAACGATGTCAATTCGCTTGATACAAATTCTACATCTCAGCTTTTTGAATTGGTTGTTAGTTGTGTTGAATACATCTATGATGCTTCTGAAGTCTACGATGATTTCACCAGAGACGAGATGTCTAAGTGGCTAGAACAATTAGACACAGCACAGTTTAAAATGATTACAGATTTTTTCCAAGCAGCACCAAAGCTGTCTCACACTATTGAATGGACATGTCCTGAATGTGGCGAGAAAGATAGCTTGGTTCTGGAGGGTATGCAAAGTTTTTTTATGTAAGCATGGTGCATGACTCATTAGCAAATATGTACCAGTTGAACTTTGCAATGATGCAGCATCATAAGTATAGCTTGAGTGAACTCGACAATATGATACCATTTGAACGAGATATCTATGTTACTTTATTGAAACATCATCTCGATGAATTAGAAGAACAACAAAAGAATCAAAAATAGGGGTTATAATGTCAGAAGAAAAGATATTCCATCCAGCCGATACAAATGGTGATGGTAAGGTTACTGCTGAAGAAGAAGCAATGTACCTTGAGTTTAAACGCAAAGAGCTTGAAGATCAAGATGCTATGCGTGATGCTCAACGCAACATGACATGGTTCGCATTGGGCGGATTATTGTTATACCCATTCGCTGTTGTACTCGCCTCACTAGCAGGCTTAGACGAAGCACAGAAGACTCTGGGTAGTATGGCACCAACATACTTTGTTGCTGTTGCTGGTATCGTTGCGGCGTTCTTTACATCACAAGCAATGAAAAAGAAATAGGAATAGAAAATGGCACTCCCACCAATTGTAACTGAAGCGATGCAAACGTCTATTGATGCGAATAGACGTGCTGCTGAACAATCTCAAGCATTCTCTGATCAGGTTAGAAACTTCAGTGCTGGTATTGGTGAGTTGAGTGCCGCTAGTATGGCGCTTAATCAGTTTGCCAAAAGAGATAAGAAATTTAAAAATCCATTTAAGTCTATTAAAGAGTCATTTGATAAGACTAGTTTTGGACAAGCAAGGATACAGAAACGTGAAGAGGAACAACTAGCCTCTAAGATCGGTATCACCCGCGAAGAACTTCTTCTATTAAAGTCACAGAAAGAACTCACAGACTCGCAAGAACAAGTTGCTGAATCATTCAGAGCCAATGCTGCAGAGTATGGGATCAATCTTGAAGGGATCAGCACAAGTTTCAATGATGTAGGGCAAATGCTCTTACAGAATGATGAGGAAGAAGCCGCAAGTCTTGAAGAAACTCTTGGTGCTAATAATATATCTCT